ATGGGTGAGACCTCCGCCGCCACCTGAAGGAGCCTGGTTGACCCATAATTGAGTTGAACTGTTATAAGTCAAAACATCCCCATTGGAAGGAGGCGTGGTAATCAAATCCACATTATGAATCTCATCCAACTCATAGCCGTTCTGAGGCTTAACGAATATCTGACCTGCACCACCATTGGCGCGCTCAACCACACCGATATAAACCATGTGATTTGGAGCATAAGGCTTGGTCGCTGTCATGGTGCCTGCTGAAGCTCCAAGGTAAAGTATATCACCAGGAGAATACATGGAAGTGTCTAAACCATCCAATACGCCCTGAGTGATCACCAACCCATTCTGACCTGCCAAGATATCCTCGGCAGCCAATCCCAAAGTAGTGGCAGAGGTCGCATCGCTTGTATTATAAGCAAGCTTAACAGTTGCCTTATTACCACTCGCGCCAAAAAGAAATACAGGCTCACCCTTGTTGATCTGGATGGCTTCATCATTCTTCACATAAGCATACATCTGCTGACCTATGTTGACCCTGACATTGGTTGAATCAAAGTCATAAGCCAAAGCCAAAGTATTACCCACATAACCTATTTGGGCATTACCTGGACCAACCACTGGAGATTGACTGAATGCCACGAAATCCGCAGTCAAACCATGAGTTCCTAAATCAACATCATTAGTGGCACCGGTATATGGAACATAATTACCAAGCATACCGATAATGTCATCCCAAGCCTTATCCTGTAAACTTTCAATCAAAGATTTAACCTCTGAGGCACTACTAGGCGCATAAACACCAAACAATACATCGTTATAATCCATTTCAAGCATTCGCCTGATACCATTTCCAGGCTTTTCATTATCTGACCAATAGAGATAAATGTTAGGCTCACTAACGGTCATATAAATCCTGAACTTGGGAATATACCAAGTACGCCAACCTCCATCATTGATCTCAATAGTAAAATAGTTATAATCGGATATATTATACATTATCTTCTATATGGATCAAATGTTGGTAAATTCTTGGCTATGGCTGAAGCAATTTCATCCACATTCCGAATGTATTGACCTCTCTTGCGTTGGGCTTCCAAATCCGATGCGGTCAATCCTGATTGATTGTAAGTGATGCTGTTGGCTATGTTTTCCGCGAAGTTTTTAGATCGCTGATTCTCCTTGGCATTTTGTTGAGCAAGCAAAGCAGGAGTGATGTAATTCTTATATATGAAATTATCAAGCTTGTTATCATACATGGCATCGATAATATCACTGTATTTCTTGGTCTGCCTGGCAGGAAGCACCTTGCTGTTGGATGGCATGAACACCAATTCCTCACCTTCCTCACCAACCCTTGCCAGGTGTCCTTTGGCTCCAGTGTCTTTAGAACCTTTGCGATAAGGTACAGGTTGAGCTATTACAGCAGCAGCTTGCAAGGCTCCAGCAGCTATAATTAATGGAATCAAAGCAGGAGAAACAACTCCTGTTTGAGCTAACACTTTCGATACTGCAACTGAAGTATTGATGGCAATATCAAACAAAGCGGCAGCCTTATCTAATGTAGCTTGCTTTTTCTTTTCAGCCCTTATTTTCTTCTGAGCTTCTGCCTCAACCTTAACTCTTTCTTCAGCCAATAATTTTTGTTGTTCAGCTAATTGCTCATCAGTAATTTTTCTTTGTTCATACAATAATTCATTATCAGCCAATTGCTGATCTAATGACTCCAATTGAGCAGTACGCAAATCCTCAATCTCACTAATCCTCTGATCACTTGCCTGCTTAAATAAACCGTTTATTTCATTCAATACAGTCTGAGTGGCCTGTAATACTTCAAATGTCTGTGCAATTCTTTCCTCAGTAGCTCGCTTGCCTTCGGTTATTATATTATCATTTAGCTGCTTATTGTTTTCAGCTATCTGATCATTGGTTTTTTTGGTGGCTTCAAGTATCTGATTATCAAATTTCTTATTAATAGCCTCTCGTTCAGCAGCAGCAGCTTCGCCATCCTTTACCTTTGCCAGTTCAGCATCCCTGGCATTTTCAATTCTTGTAACATTAAGATTCTGCTCGTTCTGAATCTCCTGATTCAATGCGGCTGTACGCTCTTCGGCAGCCTTCTTGGCATTCTCAAAATCAGCCTTGCTTACTGCCTGTGACAAATCCTCAAAGCTTTTAGCCACTGCTTCATTAGCTGTTTCAACCTTATCGGATTGGATTGTCAAAGCCTGCTCAATATTCAAATCATCCAGTTGCTTGGCGGCTTCTTCTATTCGCTTGACCTGTTCAGCACTGATGATATTAAGTTCATTCTGCTCATTGAACTGGGCCAAATTCAATCGAGCCTGTTTAAGCTCATTGTATTTCTTAATTATTTCTTGTTTCTGCTTTTCGCTTAGCTTATTATCTTCCTGAACCAACTTAATCTTACCGGCTATCTCTTCTTCAATGGCTTGCTCATTTAAATCAGCCAAAGCCATGATTTTCTCTTCCTGCTGCTTCTGTGAATCTTCAGGCAATATCTCGATTCGTTGTTTGGCCAAATCCTGTTGAACCTTGCGAATCTCCTTGTCAAGATCATCAAGAATCTTTTTGACTTCAGCGGCTACTTTTTGAGCTTCCTTGATTCTTTTATCGGCTAGCTCGGCAGCTGCATCAGCTTCGGCTTGTGCGCGCTTTTCAGCTTGTTTCTTGGCTTCCTCGGCAGCACCAGCATAAGCCTTTTCCAAATCATCCAAAGCCTGCAGTTCATACTTCAAATCGGCAGACCTTCTTGAACCCTCCTCTGTGGATGCTCCAATATAAAGCCCTATCTCTTTGTTTATGCGCTTACGAACACCTTCAATAGCCTTTATCTGTGCTTCGGCAGGACTTAGGTTTAGTGACTCTTCATAAAACTGCCTTTGTCCTTCTACCTCGCCCTGTACCGCATCAGCAAGCCTTTGAATACCTTTTTGAACCTTTTCCTGTTGTTCCTGAACATCATTTTTCAATAAAGCATCAACCGCTTCTAAAAAAGAGTTTTTCAATTGAAGCCATGCTGGAGCAAGCTTGGAACCAATGGAAGCAGCCAACTGGTCTGACTGATCCTGAAGCGTAGATAATTGTCCTGCCGTAGTACCTGCAAGTTTATTCGTTAAATCAAAAAACTTACCGCCCTCAGAAGTGGCAATCTTGAAAGCCTCTTGAACCTGCTCAAAAGTGATATTGCCCTTTTCCATTTCCTTTTTCAAGGTCGAAACACTCTTGCCAGTTTTCTCGGCAATGACCTGAAGCGGATTAAAACCAGCATTAATCAACTGGAGCAAGTCTTGACCGGTAAGCCTACCAGTCGAAGCTATCTGACCAAATATCACAGAAAGCTCCTGGATGTTCTTACCTGTTCCTGCCGATACATCACCAAGAATTTTAACCGTATCAAGAACATCATTGGTGCTGACTCCAAACTGAATCAAAGTCTTGGCGGCAGCTTGAACATCTTCAGCCGAAAACGGAGTCTTGATGCTGAAATCCTTTAATTCATTGAATAACTTGGTAGCCAATTCAGCATTACCAACCAAGGTTTCAAAGGTTATCTGAGCTGTCTCTAACCTGGCGAAAGTATCAATAGCCTGTTTCCCAAAGTTCAGGATGGCATCAACACTGAATGCCGCAGCTGCTAAACCAGCAATGTTCCTGAATACTCCTGATGCAACATTGCCAAGCTCACTTATTCCACTGGCTTGCTTCTTGGCATTGCCACTCAATAAGCCTATCCTTTTATTGCTTTCCTCAATCTTCTTGTTAAACTTTTCAATCTGATCAGGATCAAAAGCCTCTTTTTGTGCCGCCTTTAATTGCTTCAGGTTTTTTTCTTCCTGAGCCAATAATTGATTACGCCTCTTGATGGCATACTCTTGAGCATTGGCAGCCTTGGTTATCTCGGCTGTTTGTTGCTTGGTGGCCGCTGTCAGTTCCTCCTGACTATCGATAACCTTGTTTATGTCAGCCTCAAGCTGCGAAACATCAGCCCGATATCGTATGAGTATGTCTTCAGTTGCCATGCTGTAAATTTAACCAATTTAGCGTTTAATGGGTGACTTTTCCTTGGGCTTATTCAACAAAACCTTCTTCACATAAGCCTCCATAGCAATCAGGTAGGTCTCGCAACTGGCTTCCATCATAGCCTCATAGTTCCTCACATCGCCCTCCACCAACATCATGACATGGGTACGGTGGTCTTCTTGGCGTTCCCTGATCCTTTCGCGCCACGCAAGTATGAAAGCATCTTCTTTAACCGGTCTCTCTCCCG